GTCTCCACTTCCTATCTTTAGGCCCTTGCCACCTCTACCCTGGACAGGGAATTCTTCAAGCAAGGTCTTGCGCCCCATACCATTCGCGCTAAATGTTGCAAGAGTATCAGTCTTATGCTTAATAGGCAAACCAGTTAAAACCTCATCACCCTCGTTTAATTTAATGCTCTTTACACCAGAGGTTACGCGCCCAATAGGAGCAATCTCTTTCGTTTCAAAGCGAATACTCATTCCTTGTTTTGTAAGAATGATAAAATCTTCTTCATTAGCAAAAGTAACAGTAGCAAGTGAATCACCTTCCTTAAACTTAATTGCGGTAATACCTGTTGCTCGTTTTGTTTGGAGATATTCTTCTAACTTTGTCTTTTTGAAAAGTCCCTGCTTTGTAATAAAGATAACATATTCTGCTTGACTCTTGCGATATAGTGAAGTCATAGCTACTACTTTTTCATCTGCTTCTATATTAATCAAGGCGCCGATGCGTCCGCCCTTCGAAGCATTAGTGCCAGTAGGAACTTTATCTACCAATAGACGATACATTTTACCTTTATCAGTAAAGAACATTAAAGTATCGACAGTGTTGGTAGAAATCATGTCAAGGATTGCGTCATCTGTTGTCTTTACGCCTTTGCCGTTGCGCTTTTGCGTTTTAAAAGATGCGGCGGGCACTCTCTTAATATCGCCATTTTGTGTCGCTATTACTACGCAGTCTTCAGGTACTACGGTTTCGATTTCCTTCTCTACCTTGGGAAGCTCGATCTGCTCAAGACCAGTTCTGCGTGAGTCACCATATTTCTTAATGAATGCGGTAAGGCGTTCGCGCAATACTTCACGCTGCTTGGTTTCGTTAAGGAAGAGGGTATTTAATTCCTCAACTTCTTTGTGGAGTTCGTTTGCCTCTTGATTCAGCTCAACCTTTTCAAGTCCAGCGAGCTTACCAAGTTTCATATCTACGATAGCTTTTGCTTGTGCTTCAGAGAACTTATAGGTGGCGATTAACGCATCCTTAGCGGCCGCCGCACTTGCAGATGTCTTAATGAGCGCGATAATGTTATCGATATCTTCCAATGCATGAAGAAGTCCTTCAACGATATGAAGTCTATCTTGCGCCTTTTCCAAATCAAACTGTGCTTCATTTTGAATACAAAGTAAATTATGGTCTACATAAATCTCACAATAGTCTTTAAGAGTAAGAAGTCTTGGAGTTTTACCCACAAGCGCCCATTGGTTTGCGCTATATGATTTTTGTAAATCAGTCTTAGAATACAGCTGTTTTAATACTGCATCGGGATTTTCACCACATTCTACATCTATTTCAATACCCTTTTTACTACTTCTATTATAAACCGCATCTACGCCAGTGATTTCGCCTTTTGATGCAAGCTCTTTAATTTTTTCAATAAGAGGCTCAACATACACCTGATAAGGAAGTTCTCTAAAATAGATATGGTCTTTTACTATATCTGCTCTTGCCCTAAGTGTGACTTTGCCTTTGCCTGTTGCATAAATAGGCGCTAAATCGTTTTTATTAATTATCTGACATCCCGTAGGAAAATCTGGAGCTAAGCCTGTAAAATCAACAGTGTTAGTTTCAATATAGTTAAGAATAACATTTCCTATATCAGTTAAGTTATGCGGCAACCATACGTTTGCTATTGTGCTTCCTATTCCTTGACATCCATTTACCATTAAGCGAGGGAAAATCGCAGGAAGAACCTCTGGCCATTCATCGTCTTCAGAATAGTTGGGAATCATTTTTACTACTCGCTTTTTAATAGCATGGAACATACCCTCTTCAGTTGCTTTTGAAAGACGAGTTTCTGTATACCTTGAAGAAGCGGCTGAGTCAGGAATAATTTGAGAACCATTATTTCCTTTCCAGTCTACTTCTGGAACATTATTAATCCATGGCTGAGACATACGAGTAAAAGTTTCATAGATAGCTACATCTCCGTGCGGCCACCAGTTACCCGATACTGCGCCAGCTACTTTTGCGCCTTTTACTGTTGGTTTAGAAGAAAGATATCCTTTATGATACATTTCCCAAAGACAAGCGCGTTGACCTGGTTTTAAGCCGTCTCTTGCGTCAGCAAAAGCACGACATGAATTGGCTTCATAACTAAAATCTATAAAGTTATTTGATAATTCATCACATATGTTTATTTGTTTATTATTATCCATTTTTTATTCTCCTTATTACCACAATCCATCGCTTGCTTCTTCGCTGTGCGCCAATAGCCATGCGCGCCTTGGAGGAACAGCAGTCCCCATTAATGTTTCAAACATAATATCTGCCTGCTTTTTATCGGGAACTATAATCTGATTGATATTGCGAGTCTCAGGATTTAGTAAGCAGGGCTCTAATTCTTCGCTATCCTGTTCTCCAAGTCCCTTGTTTCTGTTGATAACGAACTTCTCGTTTCGATGTTCATTTTTATATTTCTCTAGCTCCTCATTATCTTTAAGGTAGATATATTTATCTTTTCCCTTAGTGATTCTATAAAGAGGCGGAACTGTTACATAAACGTGACCATTTAAAATAAGCTCTGGACAAATAGTCCATAGGCAAGTTAATATAAGATTTTTTATAGCCATGCCATCAGGATCTGCATCACAAGCTGTAAGAATTTTTCCATAACGAAGCTTTGAAGTATCATAAATCAATTTACCTGTTCGAGGATCAATATCAAGACCAAGAGCTTTCTTTAGATTATTTACTTCTGCATTAGCAAGAACTTTCTCTGGAGAATTCTTGTAAAGATTGATTAATTTTCCACGGATTGGAAAAATGCCTTGTGTTTCAGAATCTCGAACCTTAATCAATCCACCTGCGGCACTATCGCCTTCACAGATATACAGCTCACATTCAAGCCTGTTTTTGCTATTTGCGTCAACGAGTTTTGTTGGAAGGTTAAGAAGTTTATTTTTCTTTTCTTTTTTGTCGCCACGAGCCGCGTCTCGCGCCTTTTTAGCAGCTTCTCTTGCCTTTCTTGCATTAATTGCTTTATCTGCAATTACTTTGATTTCCTTTTCATTATTATTCAACCAAATACTTAAATTCTCTGCGAGTGCCTGAGTAAAGGTTGTCATACCAATTTTAGTAATATTACTCTTAACCTGTGCATCATAAGATACATTGGGTGCAGTAATATTAAATACAATATACATTCCCTCTTGGATATCATCACCAGACAGATTCTCGTCAGTAGATTTCAACCACTTTTTCTCCTTGAAGAACTTATTAAATTCTCTTGTGAGTACTGTCTTAATCTGTGTGATATGAGGTCCTTTCTCTGTAAGTCCAGTATTCACATATGGAACCAGAGTAGAGGAATAATTGCTGGTATAAGTGAGGATAAAGTCCATTTTCTCTTTTCCTTCACTAAAATTCATAGAAAATCTGTTATTGATTATTTCTTTATCTTTTACTGCTTTATCTGCTAAATCATTTAATCCACGAGTTGAATGATAAACAGTTTTCTTTCCATTATCATCAAGATTAATCGTTAACCCAGGGCAAAGACAAGTGATTGTTTCAAATAAAGAATGAATTTTAGACACTTCTACTTCTGGATGAGTAAAGAACTCTTCGCTTGGTTCGTACTCTACAATAGTACCTGTAGGTTCTTTATTTTCAATGCCCGTTACTCGCTGATCGAATACACCTTCTCTAAAATTGACGCTTTCCATTTTCTTATCTCGAATAGTTACAACGCGCAACCAATGAGAAAGGAATGTAGTAATCTTTGAGCCAATACCGAAGCTACCTAATGATGTTCCTTCATAAGTTCCATCCTCTCGATACTTTCCGGAGGTATTCAGAACTGAGAAAGCTGCCTCTAGGATAGTTTTACCATCATCGCGCTTTTCATTTACCAAGAAGCCCTGACCATAGTCTCTAACTCTAACCTTAGCATCTCGAAGCTCTACATCGATTTGATTACCATGACCCAATCTAAATTCATCAACCGAGTTAGAAATTATCTCAACCAAGAGCTGAGTTGCATAGGTCGTGTCTCCTGCATATACCCCTGGCCTAAGACGAGTAAATTCTAGCGGCGATAAAGATTCGATTGAGTCCTTAGTATATAATTTACTATCTGCCATATTTTCTCCTTTATTTTATTTTATTCATTTTTATTTACTTATAATATATTATAACATATTTTTTATATTTTTTCAATTCAAAAAGCCATAGATTAACTCTATGGCTTATTTTATATTATATTTAAGCGGAACATTCTATATCCTTCAACCATTATTTTGAATTTAACATATAATTCAGATAACGAATATGCTTCCAGCGCTGGATCCTTAAGAGGGAAAACGGGCGCACAAGTGGAATACCCATTTTCAGTCAAAAAATTTCTAAAAGCATTTTCGATTCGGTCGAGACGTTCGCCTTCAATCCGAACAGCTTCTTCAGTATAAGGGGTGTCATAAAAACCTGTATCTATTGTCATATAGTATTTTTTATCAGCTCGATTATAATAAATATATGCATCATCCCAAGAGCAGAACGAAGGTGTAATTATAGGGTTTGTATTATATCCCCATATAAATTTATTATCTAACATATTAAATTCATCGTCGCGCCAGTCCGGATAAAGGCGCACGCATCTTGCTTTTTCGCGCTTCATGCTTTTGCCTATACGACGAAATTCTTTACGTAAATAGGCATCTAATTTTTGTTTATTCATACTTACTCCTTGTTAATAATGGTAAAGCTCCTTTGATTCTCTCAAAGGAGCTTCTCTATCTGGCAGGGGAGGTAGGAATCGAACCTACGTCTGTGGTTTTAGAGACCACGGTCTTGACCTTTCGACGACTCCCCAGTATAAGTAATGAGGTGGCTGTTTATTAATATTTTACCTGTCGAAATTTAAGTTGTCAGGCGGCACCTTTCACACACCACTTTTTTCATTTCTTAACTCATTACATTTATATTATATACAAATTTTTTAGTTTTGTCAAATAAAGAAATCAATTGATTGTCTAAGTGGATCGTCATCTGGTTTAAACCAATATTCAATAAGCTCTTTATATTTCTTATGATTGCCAGTAGCTAAGGCATCTGCTAATTCATTACCTATATCACCTGAGTGCCCGTCGCATTTGTGAACTTCTGCGTTGAAAAATGGGCGCGAAATGTAACTCCATATTGCTTTCATCAAATCGATATTTTCTACTTCTTGCTTTTTTGAGTTACGCCATCCATTAGCCGCCCATGTCCGCATCCAAGAGTTGCAACTATTGACAACATAAGCGCTATCAGAATAAATAATAAACTGGTCATTTGGATGAGACTCTACATATCCAAGGGCGCAAATCATTGCCTTTAACTCCATACGGTTATTGGTTGTATGATCTTCAGTGTCGTGCTCAGTGAAAATAATCTCAGTTTCATTTTCATTCATCACGATCATTCCCCAGCCACCTGGGCCCGGATTAAATCTTGCACTTCCGTCTGTGTATATATGATATTTAGCCAAGTTCGCTCTCCTTTCTAATTTTTAATACAGTGCTTAAACAAGCATATCTTAAGCCTAATTCTTTTTTATTTAAACAGTCATGATGATGTGGCAAATCACATAAAACACGATGAATAAATGTGCGGGTGTGTTCGTGCATAGCAATAGGTTTAGAACTCTTATTCAGCCACCATTCATATTCTTTTTGGTAACTGAAACTCTTTCCCATATATGCGCGCCCGGCGCCTAGATAATCACAGAGCATCTCTACTGCATCTTTATAAGGCATCTGTACAGGGTGCCCACCATTGTCAAAATTGTCCTGCCAATATTCGTAATGGTGAGTGTTTCTACCTTTGTGGTGCATCCACGCTTTAGAGACACCTTTATCTTCTTTGCAAGCGTCAATGGGAGAGCGATTACCTTGATAGTATCTCACCGACTCCCAGAATTCAGTCGGTGAGAATTTAGACATATCGTGTTTAATTCCGCGCCAAGGGAACCTGCTTTACAACAATAATAAAATACCCAATATTTATGTTTGAGTATTTTACCGAAGTGACGACAAGTATTCTTAATAGTAATTTTGGGAGTCATTTATAGTTGCAATCCTTTCTGATTTATATCCATTATCATTAATCACTGTAAAATCAATATCATCATACCAAATAAAAACATTATGATTAGGAAAGCAATCTTGAAGAGTGCGTTTTAATGTATTAAGTTTTTCAAAATCATAGCCCGAATTTCGAGAGATGCGCGCAACCAGTACTGCATTCCGCTCAAGGGTAAGAGTATTAAGTTGCATAGAGGCAAGGTTTGGCGCCTCATAGTATTTAGGCATGCCTTGTTCTATTGGAGTGCCCGTATAATAATCAATCATATATCAATTCTTCCTTTTTTTATTTTTTATTTCTTATAATAATTATAATATATTTTTAATAAAAAATCAAAGAAGGAAGATTACTCTCCCTTCTTTAACTTTTCTCTCATTATTTCAAGTGCTGAATCTACCATTTTTGAAAAGAGTTTAAATGGTAATACTTTTCCTACTAGTGGGAACTTTTGAACTAGTCTATCATGAACTAACCTTAGTTTGTCTTGTCCATGCCCTACGCCGATTTCTGTTTCTGCGGCAGTAACAGCTTCAAGCAGCCATTTCTTTAATGTATTACGTTTAAAGATGAACATTATTACAAGAAATGCTACAGCGAGTACCGCAGCAATAATATAAAATACTGTTTGCATCGGTATCACATCCTTTCATATAATTATGAAAAATGCAATAGATATATTAATTAGTTTTGTCCTTAAGCGCTCTTTGAAGAGTAGCATTTTTGAAACCAAGGTCACGAGTAATAATGGTATTATGATAAGAGCGTTTAAGGTATTGAATGCGCGCAGACCATTCATCATATCGTGCTTTGACTTCGTCTACTTTAATTCGCATCTTTTTTACCCAAAAATCATCTACATTATAGGTGCGAGTAGTGATCATATTACGCCAGAATTCAGTTAGCGCCTTAAGTTGCGCAGAATAAAAAGCTTTTTTTGCTTTTGCATATTCAATTTCAGCTTTTGTTTCTGCAAGAGTCCAACCGAATATATCACTTTCATGCGCCCAGTCCTCCTCACGGCAAACTGTGGCGCCAGTAAACTCTCCTAAATCTGTACCTATTGTTACCAGATAGCTATGAGAATCTGGTTTTATATTTTCAATTAATGTATGTTGCTTCATCGTAGCTCTATTTTCTCCTTTATAGCATAAAATATTTTTTCAATTTCAAAACGGTTTTCCATAAACCAATGGTAAATAGGAAATATAATATTAATCATTCTTTTGAATCTCCTTCCAATGCTCAGTAATCTCTTCAATAACTGTATCAAGTAGTACGGGTCTACAATCATGCGCATCCATATTTACGTTGTAGCAAAAAGAGTGTTCACACCACTTTGAAGTAGAGTGAGTGTGTCCATGTAAATTCCATGTAGCTAACCAACATTTGTCTTTTCCGTTGCCTGTAAGGGTAGGATAATGGCTAAGATAAAAACTTTTCTTTTTGTATTTTAACCTATATGCAAAATGAACATCGTATCCAAGTTCTTTATATATA